ATCTTGGGATGAAGGAGTTGGTTTTGATTATGTATACCAACCCATAGTTGCCGAATTTTCAAATAACATACCTTTTAGTAGTAGACCATCAAACTGGATTGAAAGAACAACAATTACAGATTGGTCCGTACCGGGAATTTATAGTAACATAAATTCATCACAAATACCAAGTTTAAATTATTCAGGACTGACAATTATTGATAGACAACATTTTGAGTTTGGTAATGAGGATATCACATTTGACATGTCAGGTGAAATCAATGGTATTTTAAATGGTTCAATAACAGGTGTAACAGGTTGGGGAATTGCTTATGTTCCTGAAATTGAAAACATTACAGGATTGACAGAAACATATTCTGTTGGTTTCTTTACAAGACATACACAAACTTTTTATCAACCATTCCTTCAAACAACTTATGATGATATTATCAAAGATGATAGAAATACCTTTGCATCAAATAGAGTAAACCAGTTATATATTTACGTATATTCAAATGGTAACTTTATGAACTTGGATGAAAACCCCATAGTTGACTTGTACGACCCTAACGGTGATATTATGTCAGGTTATACAGGTTTGACTACTTGCCTCCGTACACAGGGGGTTTATGAGGTTACAATACCACCTATTACAGGTTGGACAACTCCTTGTCAGTTCTCTGATGTTTGGACAAACTTAATTAAAGATGGTCAGACATTAAATAATGTTGAAAATGAGTTTATTTTACAAGGTCAATCATCTGTTTATCAAATTGGTAGTCAGTCAAAAGACCCAATTCTTTATGGTTTTGATTTCAGTGGTATTAAACAAAATGAAAAGATTTTGAATACCGATGTTAGAAAAGTAATGGTTACAATCAAACAAGCCTACACAAGTCAAGTAGTATTAAACAGTATTGAAGCGTTTTATAGAATCTATGTTAGAGAAGGTAATACTGAAGTGCAAGTTCAAGATTGGACACCAATCAATAGAACACCTAATGAGTACTACTTTATGTTTGATACAAGAGATAAAATACCAAATCAATATTATGTTGATATTAGAGTGAATACTAGTGGAGAAAGAGATACTTATCAAAAAGAATTAATGTTCCAAATCGTAAACAAAAAATGAAAAAAATAGTTAGACTTAACGAATCTATGATTCAAAAACTTGTAAGAAAAGTTTTACAAGAACAAAAAAATGAAAGATACATGTTCTTCTCTAATTTAGAACAAATGAAAAGACAATGTGAAATGTTGTTAGATTTAGATGAATCACAAATTGAAAGTATTCTTGACAATGGTCATGATTGGGCTCAAGACCATATTTCTGAAGCCAAAAACAATATGGACCAAGTCTTTGATTTCTTAATGAATGAAATCAATGGGGGTGAAGAAGAAACAATGGATATTGAACCTAATGTAATGGAAGGTAAGAAAAAAACGGGAACAAAATTATGTGTTCGTGGTAAAGCGGCTGCTAAAGCAAAATATGATGTTTACCCTTCAGCATATGCCAATGGTTATGCGGTTCAAGTATGTAAAGGTAGGATGCCTGGTTTAGACGGAAAAAAACATTGTTCAGGTTCCTATTGTTAATTCAAAAAAATTTTATTATCTTTGAATCTACATTAAAATGAAAGAATACAAACACATATTCAAAAGATGGATTCAACGAATGTACATTGATTCTGCAAGAAAAATGGACTACGAACGTGGTCAAAGGTCAAAATACGAATTGGACTGTTTATCAATTTGTAAAAAATTAATTGATAAACCCGATACTCAATTATTAATGACACCACTTTCAAATAAAAAATACATACACAATCCCGCAAATTCTATTTTTATCACAATAGAAGGTAATACGGTTAATGTCATTAACCACAAATATTCATACACGGTTGTAATTCAAGATAAATCAAAAATTGAAATAACTAACTACTTTAACGAAGTTTTAGAAACTCAAAGATTAAAAATGGAAGAAGAGATTACTTCCAATATTAAACACTCTCTTAAGAATATATTACAAACATTAGTTTGACGGACAAACTTCCTTAGCGATTTTTTCAGTTTGTCCTTCTTCAATTAGTCCTATTCTGTGTAGTACGCAATAATATCTTGGATTTTCATTTAAATGTTGTTGCGCAATTTTACGAGCTTCTTGTAAATTTTTAGCATATTGCGATTCAACCATTTCTCCAAGGTCTATCATTTTGTTTTTTCTGACCTGTTCGTTGAGGATGGACTTTATAAATTGTCTCATACCTTCATTAGTATTTTTCTTTTTGGGTTTATAAGAGGTCATTATTGGTTTTTGACCTTTACCTGATTGAGTATCTTTTTTTTCGGCTTCTCTTTTTTGTCTACAAGCATTTTGTTTTGCGGAATCGCTCATTTTACCCGCAACACCTGCCGCTCTACACTTTGGATAAGCACCTTTATCAGTGTCTGAACGACCACAAGGTGGATGTTTTCCGTTTTTATCTTTACTACAAATATTAACCCATGGTCCTTTAGGCTGACTACCACCTTTTGGCTTCTTTTTTTTGCCAAACCATACTGCCAAATCTTCATTTAATTGTTGTTCCATGTTGTTTTTGTGAAAAAAATTACGATACTTTACATAAATATAAAACCATATGGAAAATACTAAAAATACGGAAGAAATATCAAAAAAAACACAAGAAATTATTGGTTCTCTTTTTGATACAATACATTACACCTCAAATCAACAATTAAATTCATTTATTGATGGTATGAATGAAGAACAAGCGATGTATTGTTTAAAACAAGCATTAATTGCCTGTCACGTTAGAGGTGCATTTACAATGGAAGAAACCGAAGCAGTTTCAAAGTCTTTAAGAATTATAAATTCTTAAGATGTTGGTGTAGGAGTTGGAGTTTCTGTTACCGTAGGTGTTGGTGTATTAGTTGGTGTTTCACTAATTGTTGGTGTAACTGTATTAGTCGGAGTTTGAGTAGGAGTATCCGTTACCGTAGGTGTTGGTGTGTTAGTTGGTGTATTAGTCGGAGTTTGAGTAGGAGTATCCGTTACCGTAGGTGTTGGTGTGTTAGTTGGTGTATTAGTCGGAGTTTCTGTTACAGTAGGTGTTAATGTAGTAGTTGGAGTTTGAGTAGGAGTATCCGTTACAGTTGGTGTTGGTGTATTAGTTGGTGTAACTGTATTAGTCGGAGTTACAGTTGGTGTTATTGTTGGAGTTGGTGTAGGTGTTGGTGTTCTTGTTGCACTAGGTGTTGGTGCGGGACAAGAATCTATCAAAATAATATTACCCGACCCATTTGTTTGCCATATTGTATTACCAGGCAATCCTCCTGAATCTGAAAGATATGTTGCAAAAATTGGTGTTGTAAAATTACTATTTAAATAAATTGTTGTTCCTGTAGTCCAAAAACCAATATCAGTATTACTATAATATGTTTGAAGACTTGGACTTGAGCATGCATCTGACAATGTAGTACCACTAGATAATGAGGTTATTGTAAATACAGGTCTTGTTGGTGTTGGTGTTTGGGTTATTGTTGGAGTTACGGTTGATGTAACAGTTGGTGTAACAGTTTTTGTTGGTGTTACAGTTGATGTTACACTTGGAGTTGGTGTTGCACCGTAACTTGGAGTAACAGACGCTGTAATACTTGGCGTTGGAGTTACTGCTGGTGGCCAATCAATTGTTGAAATAATTTGAATACTTTTAGATGCCGTTGAATAAGTACCATCAATATACCATACATTAATAGTTTCATTTTCTAATACTTCGTGATTATTTATATTTAAATTATCTGAACATCTAGTATAATTGATAACACCAATAGATGTTACAGAATTATTTTTTATAATTGATTTTTTACAAGCCATCTTATTTTTACTTTATATAAATACTTTTATAAAACAAAAAAGGGAACCGAAGTTCCCTTTTTTTTATGACGTTTGAGATAAATTATCTCAATTCTTGTAAGTTGAATGTTCTAACTCCGTCAACTGTAACTCTACCATAGAAACGGTTGTTAACCATTTTCTTAGCGTATCTTGTCATGATACCCTTAATAGGTGTAAAGTTGAATGGGTTATACATAGTTGGAGTCAACTGTAAAGGTACGTATGGAGCGTAAATGTAACCAGTATCTAACAAGCTAGTTCCTTTGTGTCCGATTAACACTTGGTTAGCTGGGAAGTAAGGGTCACGATATACTTGATATCTACCAGACAAAGTACCGATTCTTTCAATACCCATGTTGTATTGGTCTTGCTCAGGAGCTGCGTTTGAAACGTGGAAGTATTCCAAGTCATCAAAGATTGCAGATACTTCAGAAGATACAACTATCCAGTTAGCACCACCTCTTAAAGTTGATTTGTGAATTTGAGCTGACAATTGGTTAATTGCAGTAATCAAAGTTTGGTTCCAATCTTTTTGAGTGTAAGGAGTTGTTCCGCTAGAAGATAGTCTCTTCCAACCGTTGTAATCCCATCTCAAGTTCCAAGCTGCACCTTTTCTCAAATCTCTCAAGATTTCTCTATCAATTTCTGCAGCAACTTGCTCAGATAACAATGCTGTCAATTCAGCCTCAGCGTCAATGTTGTGGAATGCCGCAACGTCTTGAGCTAATTCAGGAGACCATTGTGCTCTCAATTTTCTTTCTGTAACAGAAACTGTTACTGACTCAAGGTCAAAAGAAACTTCACCAATTTGGTCTTCAAATTCTAACTCTTTATACAATCTATAAACCGCGATAAACGCACCGTTATTAGTAGTGTTAGATGAGAATGTAGAACCTGTATAACCATCCATAGATGAATCACCACAAGTAATACAAACTGGTGCTTGTAAGTCAAGTTCTAAGAATATGAAACCAGCCGCATCACATACGTTGTAATATGAACCACCTGAGTTAGCATTGTAACCTGCAGGACCATTAGGGTAGTTAACAGTAACATTACTACCATATTGTACAATACCTTTACCATATCTTTGAGTTACAACTCTGAATAAGTAAGGGTTAGTTGTGTTAGCTGAAGTATATTGGTTAGCTGTAACACCAAAGATGTTCAAACCTGACAAAAATTCTTCAGTATCCATTGTATTACCATTAGGACCAATCAACTGACCAGCACCAGCGTTAGAGAATCCACTCATAACAATGATTACTTTTCTGTAGTTATCTAATGGATAAGCTTGTGGTAATAAATAACCAGCATTAGACCAAGCGTAAGTTACTGTACCAGCAGTTACTGCCGTCCACTGACCTTTTGAATAGTCAAACAAACCAGGAGGATTTAATCCAGCTTCATTACCTTCGTAGAATAAATCATACAAATCTTTGTTGTAGATTGGGTTAAATGAACCATTACCTGAAGTATAACCAGCGTCAGGGTCACCTTGGTAGTTTCCTGGAGAACCTATTGGAGCGTAGTGTGAACCACTATTTCCAAAGTAACCATCTGTTGATGTACCACCAGAATAACCTTGAATTTTAGGTACGAAGTAGAACAATTTACCGATTGGTAAGTTCATTGCTTGTACAGACACGATGTCGTTAGCTAATAATTTAGAGAATACTCTTCTCACGATTGGGAAAACAACTGTTTCAAAAGAACCGCTATCAGAAGTTGAAGAAGCCTCATTGATTAAGAAAGAAGCTTGGTTTTCGTATAACTGAGCTACGTTTTCTTTCATGTGACCTTTTAAACCTTCCAAAAAGCCAAGTTTATCCCATTTGTTGATTGTGTCTTCTTTGATAACCTTAAGGTGTTTTAAACCAATGTTACCAACAAGACCGCTTTCTAATAATGCACCCATTTTAGTATTTTTTTTGTTTTTAAGTTTTATTTATTTTTATTTTTGTATTTTTTGCATGATATCCTTCATTCTTAAGAATTGTGGATTTTCATAAGTTTTTGACTCAATTAAGTTTTGTGAAGAACCTGATGCTGGTGATTTACCAATTTTTTCCATAGATTCTGTAACTACGTTTTGAGTCGTTGTATTTAATTCATTTTTAATTGATGAATACAATGATTTTGATTCTTTTAATGATTCAACATCATCAAATCTTCTTAAGATATTAATCTTCTCTTGTTTTGTTGTTGTATGTTCTGTGAACAATCTTGTTGCGTAAGCCAAGTTTGAATTAAACACAGCAACTTCATTTAATTTTTCTCTGAAAATATTAAGTGCTTTTCTGTATTCTTCATTCTTCTCTCTCAATCTTTCAACTTCTTCAGCAAGAGCTTGATTTGGAATTACTTTCATTTTAGGTAAACCTTTTCTTTCAGCGTAATTTCTAGTTCCATTACCTAATGTTCTAGCAGCTTCTTTAGTTTCCTCTTTTTCGTAATCTTTGTAATGACCATCTTTTTCACCAGCTTTCTTTTCAACACCATCAACATCCTTACGTCTGTATTCGTGTTTTTTAGAACCATACTTTTCTTTCATCTCAGCTTCAGTGTATTCAAACTTCTTAGGTTTTAAATTCATACCAACTCCTTTAGCTTTACCTTTTGGTTCAATAGCTGCTTCTTTGGTTTCCATTTTTCTACCTTCTTTATATTCAAATTTAGCACTTCCAGTTTTAACACCTTTACCTACTACAGGTTTACTCATCATTGACCCTTCTTTAGTTTCCATTTTTTTAACTTTG